AGACGTGATATTGAGTTCGCAATTCCCTGCTGAATTTTCTACTGTCAAATATGACTCTGAGGTTGGAGCAGTTGTCGTACCCACCAACAGCCTGCCCGAGCTGTCGATTCGCATTTTCTCGGTATTAAGACCAGTATAAAAACGAATATGCCCATATTGAGATGCTGAACCTGTAGCTTTAATATCTAGAAACTCCTGTCCTGAGTGAGTCCACTTAATTTGTGCATGCTGCTGGCCTGTATTACCCAGGTCTAGCTGTGCACTGTTTCCATTGTTTAACGTTAAAGTTCCTTTAAACGTGGCGCTGCCGTCAGACGTAATAATTGCATTCACGCTATCAGCATTATCTGTAGCTCTGAACGCAAACTGCGCACCCGATGAATTAGCTTTTGAATTAAAACCGCTATCGGACTCAGATTTTATAATTGAGTTTACTGTGACGCTACCAGCAAACTCGGCGCTGCCATTAACGTCCAACTTCGCCGAGGGCGACGACGTTCCGATCCCAACATTGCCCGAGCCATCAACCTTTACCCGATCCGTCCCACCAGTAACAATCTTGACTTCATCTGTTCCGTAGACCAGACCTGTATCAGTATCTGGTCCAGTAATACCTGGTTGTGCGGTTGTATTAGTACCGTTTATTTTAATAGCCATGGTTAAGCGATCACCCAGTTGGATCCAGAAGGAACGGTGACGGTTGCACCGCTATCGATTGTCAATGGTCCGGCAGAGATGACGTTCTTTCCGCTAGAAATACTATAGCTGTCAGTGATTGTATTGTCATGCTCTAGCGCCCACGTATTACTGCCGCCGCCCGTGGCGCCCCCTCCAACACTTGCCCAAGCTGTGCCGGTATATCCCTCGAACTGAGTAACGTCAGTGTTGAACCTAATAAAACCAGCGGAAGGGCTGGAATCACGTTGTAATTCCGTACCAGATGGTAATTGTGCTGAACCAGTTGCGCTTGTACGCGGTGTATATCCAGCAATAGTTTGGCCACTATTGAAGACAATGGCGCCAGTCATCGTGCCGCCAGTCTTCGGTAAAGCAGCGCCCGCTAAGTCAAAAGCTGTCTTGACTGAATTTGGAGTTGCAGCAGTCGTGGTGCTAGTGCTTGAGGTGGAATCAGTCAGCTGAAGCACGCCAACGTCTGATGTTGTTCCCGTTGTGATCTTGCTGCCAGTAATAGCAGCAGAAGCATTAACGTCCGCATTGACAATTGCGCCGTCAGCAATCTTGGCGCTAGTGACTGCACTGTCTGCAATCTTGGCGCTAGTGACTGCACTGTCTGCAATGTAAGCAGAAGCAATCGCAGTGCCGTTCCAAACACCGGTTCCAATTGTTCCAACGCTGGTCAGGCTAGAGCCAACGACAGCACTGCCAAGACTTGTTGCATCAAGAACTTTCGTACCAGCAATTCGATATTCTTTTCCACTTACTATATCTATATGTTCGCTAAATGTCCACGCATCAGTTGCATCAATCCAAGTGATTGTTTTGTCCGTTGTGCCTTTTAGCGTGATGCCACCGCCGTCAGCTAAAAAGTCGGAAGGAGGTGGGCTAAATTCAGATGGCGTTATTACTCCAAGCTCGATGTTTTTATCTTGTATAAGTAAAGTTGTCGTGTCAATCGTTGTCGTTGTGCCGTTAACGGTCAAATTACCTTGCACAACAACGTTGTTGTCAAATGTGGCGGCGCTTGTGACGTCAAGTGTTCCTGCAATATCAATGTTGTTTGCCAGTTTGGCACTGGTTACCGCATCATCTGCAATATCTGCAGTGATTATCGGGTAAGAAATCTGCGACCAATTCGTGTACGCCAAAGACGACCAAGCAGCAGAGCCCGTGCCTACTTTCCATTTGCCAGTGTCTGTTTCGTATCCAAGTTCACCGCTTAAAAGCGTTGGGTTTGCACTAGCCCAATTTGCGGCGGTGTCTTTCCGCTGCTGCATTTGAACTCGAACGTTTGTCGCTGTCATGACCCGGCACCGCCTGAGTTAAGTATAAGGCTCGTGGCTACTGCGGGATCAGCATCATCGGCATTTAAAATGAATGGCGCAGTGCCTGAAAAGGCATAACTACTAAAAGCAACCAAGCTCCCTAGCTGCGCAGGCTCGCCAACAAGAATAAAAGAGCCAGCAAGGGCACCTGCCCCGAGTGCTATTAACAACGAAACTGTTACATTATTATAGACACCAAAATGCTCCTCTTCTGGCGGCGAATTGTAGCGATACGTTGAATCTGTCGGGACGACAAAAATAGAACCCCAAAACGAAGAATCATCAACATCAAAAGGCAAAGACGGCCCGCCTTGAGCAAAATAATGATCTCTTATCGCCTGAACTTGCGAGCTTAAAATATTTTTAAAGTTGGCACTGCATACAAGATTATTTACCTTGAGGCTGTGCCTAAAACAAACACCCCCAACGGCGGCCGCTGCAGCCTCGGAAACGTTCATTCCACCTAGTTCAAACGCGATTGAGCTTGGTGAGATAGAGGGGAAATTGGCCATGATTAAGTCAACCTAGGAGGTTTCAGGGAAAGCTCAACAGACGCAGACGTTGAAGTAGATGAACTTTCACATTCTGGGGCTGATACATAATACCAAAGATACCCAGCAGGGATGCTTATTGTTATTCCCTTTGTCGCCTCAGGAGGCAAATCAAAGCCGTAGAATATGCCGTGCAAGAAATAATGCCCGACTAGCGAAAAAACTTCAGTAACGTTCAACGCGGCATAGCTCAATCTTAAAGTATGGTTTAAAGTTGCATTACTTTGTCTTACGTTATGCTGATCCCCGTTTAATGCTTGAAGCTGAGACGATACCGCTTCGCCTGGAATTAAAACACGTTGAGAAGGTGGAACGGCAAGAAAGCTCGACATAATTAAAGAGCACAAGTCATTAAGTAACCCCATGGAACTCCAAACGTCGCCAAGGGGCCATAAACAGTCACAGTAACGAAAGGGTCACTGCTTGTTTTATCTACAAGATACCCGCCAGGACCGCCGGGAGCGCCGCTTGAGCCGGTCACAAAACCTGTGTCAAGTGATGCCGCGCCCGCAATCACAAATTTATTTGAATTGGCATTGATATAATTAAAACCAAAAGTGCCAAGGCCAAACCCAACATTGATGACTATAGTTGCATGGCCTTGATCGGATGACCCAGCAGCAACAGGGCACTCAAGATTATTAATATACAGAGGAACATCATCAGACTCGACAGGGCCAGGGCAAGCACTCTCCGCAGACACAGTGACGGCGTTTTGCTGCGCAGCAGTTGTGACCACATAAGACTGCCCCACTCCGCTAGACACTTGAGTTTTTACTCCTGTATTTAAATCCGTCTCATACCATTTAATGGTTGCGCTTTCCCCGCAAGGATTAAACGTAAGAGTGTCTCCAGCTATTGGCGTGTCGGTGTAACCCTGGATAGTTGGCGGCTCTCCGTCATAAAGATCCACAGGGTTGTTTATTGACCCTGTTGGGGAAGAACCGCCAGACCCAGAATCAGTGCCTTGGGGGGTCAGGTCCTGATTCACGTCTGAAGCTGTTGGGGTCGTTGGGGTCCCTCCAGTGCCATCAAATGGACCCCGGCCAACATTTGGCAAATTTGTTGGTGTTGTGTTTTCATCGCAATTAAAATTTTGCCTGCCAGCATCTAAAACAATTCCTGGCCCTGTCGCTCCATCAACATCTAACGCAACCACGCTACGCCCTTGTGAATCAATAGGGAAATGCGTTAAATCATAAGTAACTGGCCCTGCGCTGGTTTTCTCGATTCGATCGATCTCGTAAAGAAAATCATGATATTCGACTTGATCAACAGCGGTTTCACGCCGCAGCCTGACTCTTACAATATCGCCAACGGACAAAATACTTGAATGACTGCCTGGCCTTACCACAATGCGTAAATTGTGCATTATGTTTCGCCGGCGCGACAACATATAAGCGCCAACCTTTACCGCATGATTTTCATTGGTGCAAAAAATGCTTAAATCATGCTGCTCAAAGGGGCCATCAACGGAGGTTCCTGAAAATTTAACGTTTGTTGTTCGTGCAAAGCCAATGTCCCCGCTGGGTTGTTCACGCCACATCATCTGCATGATAATTGCGCTTCTTTCGCTCAAGGGAATAAACTGGATCTCAAACCCGTCTGGTAACAAATCAAGCTCTGTAAATCCGTACTTGTAAGGAACTATCGTTGTTTTAATTGTGTTATCTAAATTGATTGGCAACGCTGGTCTAAATGCAAATTTTCCGTTGACTTTCGAGAATCTTAGAAGAAAGAAATGCGCATGAGCTTGCATCCAGTCGCCAAGATTTGCAGATCTTTCTATTTTCCCGTTATAGAAAAAAGAATTTGCTTCGCAAAAATTAGCTGCAGACGTAAGCAAAGTGTTGTCTATTAGATCACTTGGGACAGCAGAGCTTTTTTCAATCAAATATTTCGCAAGATCTACAAAGTTGTCGCTTGGCCCCAAAGTGCTGTCAACGAGCCGTGTAATCTTCATGCCTTCTCTGACAAAAGCATGTATTTGTAAATTCCAATTGTCAAGTTGAAAAAATCTTTTCTCGAAACTAACAACAGTCATGTTGTGATAGCTGCCAGAGGTTCCGCAGTATTCAGGACAATCATGAGCAACGTGATCCAATCGATATAAGGAGGAATTAGATATACCGTAAAGAGTGCTGTAAAAGTAAAGCTTCCCGATGTCTTTCATGTAAAATGTTTCGCCTGCTTGGCCACTCGGAAGTACGTTGCCTGAGACTGTGCTTGTTATGTAAGCATCGATAAAATTGCCAGGGATCCACGTCCCAGCTCTTCTATTGTAAGCTTGAGCATAAGTGCCGAGCCTGCATTCGCCATAGAACATATCGTTTAGCTTCAGTGGGCTCATCTCGCCCTCACCTATTACGAGGCAAAGCTTTACATCCAAAAACTCTTGAGTTCTTCCGAAATTACTTGCGCTTTCAGTAACGAATACCTCTGATATGCCATTCTCATACCTTGCTTCTGTTGCTTTTGGGCTTAAAAAAACACCTCCATTGTTGTTTCTTCTACGGCAAAAAACAATAGGAACAGCTTCGCCAATCTTTGCCACCTCCTGGGGCTTCTTAAGGTCTGCAGAAGCATCAGCTGCGCTCTCCTTGCCTGGAGACGTGACAGCCCCAGACTGATAGGGCAATAATTGAAGTGGATCAGAAATCTGAATAGTCATATTCTCAAAGGTGAGCCAATCAATGAAGTGCTATAGGTGCGCGGGGGGACTTGAGAGCCTACAGGTGCCAAAACCGTTCCTAAACCAATTTGAAGCTCAGTAAAAGATCCGCCTAAGTCTAAGACCTGCCCTAAGTGCGAGGCGACAACTGTGTAAAGTGTTGGCGCTACGCTTTGAGAAGAGCTTGCGCTAAATTCATACAGCGTCACTTCACACAGTCTTAAGCTTGCCTGCGCTTCTGAAAATGAACTGACGACCGTGCTGGTAGCTGGCACAGTAATTGTTAATTCATTGCCCCCAGGCGCGGCGCTTTCGCTAATCCCTCCAAACTCAAAAGGGAAAAACTCCCAAGTTTGAGACAAGAAGCTAAGAGACGTATTGACGTAATAGTTTTGCCAACGCACATAAGTTGTGCTGCCACTAAAGACGCGCAATGTTGCCATCTGAGATCTGCTCATCCTGCAACCCCTTGGAAGCGACGGCCCCCATAGCTTCGCTGGTTCTTATACATCTGTGAGCTAAATTGCTTCAATGCGCCCTCTAGGTCTCTCACGGTGACGTAATTTTTGCCCTCTTGCTGCAAGACCGGGCCAGTTGTAACCTGAACTGTTGTATTTCCTGCACCGCTACTGCCGCCGCCTGCATTAACGACACCACCCTCAGCGAAGCCAGGAATAGCGCCAATGCCGCGGCGACCAGCCATCCAGTTCTTAGCAAAACCAGACGCTTTGCTTTGAGGAACAATGTACTCAGATTCGCCACCTTCCCCAACCATTGCAAGCGTTGGGCCGTTAACAACGCCGCCCTTGGCAAATTTCGGAACCGTTACGTTGGGAATCAATGGAATGTCCGGGCTTGGCAATCGGTTGTAGCCAGAAATCAAACGGTTGATAAGACCAATTGCGCTGTTGATACGTCCAGCAATTGTCCTAAGAACTGCGTTTACGATGCCTTTAATAAAACCAACAATTGCAGTGAATGGAGCTTTTATCGTTTCAGCAAGTCTTCGGAACATTGAGGCCAACCCATTGACCAACTTCTGACCAAAAACTAAGATTGGCTTTACATAAAAATCCATGTAAGACTTGGCTGCTGCTTTGAAAATGTCGCCAATTGCGTTAAATACTTGGCCTATTTGATCACGAAAAGCGTTAAATACTTCGTTTATTTGATCGCGAAAAGCGTATATGGCAACACCGGCGGCGACAAGAAGCGCAACCCAGCCGACAGGGCCAGAAAACACACCAACAAGAATCACGGCAAGACCTTTAAGCGCCCCGCCAATCCCCAAGATTGCCGGCAACCATCCTGCGATTGTTGCCCCTATTGTTAACGAGCCTATTGCGGCAAGGGCAGGGCCAACAGCTGCAATAGCAGGAGCAATAACAACAAAGGCAGCCCCTAGCGCGACAACCCCAGCGACTAAAGTTTGCAACGGACCAGGCAACTGCAAAAAGACTTCTAGCAGTGAGTTCGTGAAGTCAATCAACGGCGTCAAAGCTGGCAGTAGCTGCGTTCCGATCGTCGCACTGAGGTCAGCCAGCGAAGCTTGGAACTGT